TCAAATAACCAACTTAACCCATTCCTGACCTCGAGTATCGTTATAGCGATCGGTGGTAGCCTGGACTTTATGTCCCAGTAATGTTTTTGTATCGACACCCTGTGCGCGGTACAACCGTTCTGACAGGGAGCGTTGTTCATGAAATGTTGGCGGTGTTTTTCCTGCTGGTGGAATTATTCCAGCCAGATCTCGCGCTTTGGCGAAGTAATCGCTCAGGTTGTCTTTACTCATCGGTTTTGGTTGTTTCTGGTGCCTACTATGGATTAGGTATGGACTCAACATTCTGTCCCTGCATCCATCAATAACTTCTTTTAACGATACCCCAATTTCATCGCATCGTAGCCTAAGAGGTAAGGCCAGACGCATTCCGGTTTTTCCTTGGGTTATATGTAGATGTCCATTCCATACATCTGAAAAACGCATGTGGCAAATGTCATCACGGCGCTGACCAGTAACAATCGCAAGAAGCATTGCGTTACGGATAAAGTGTTTTTCTGGCGTTGCATTATAAATTTTTTGCCAGTCTTCCAGGGTGAGTCTGGATCTGGTCACTTTAGGGATCGGTTTACGGGTAGCCTCCGGAGGATTCCATCCAGGAGGAACTTCTCCCGCATGCTGTGCTTCTTTATAAATATCAACCCATAATCCGCGATTTACTCTTGCTGTGCTGACCATGTCTTTATCCATCCACTCGTCCAGTATTAATGCAAAGTCTCTTACCTCCAGTTCTTTCAATGGGTGGTTTCCCAGGCGGGAAACCAGGTATGCAGCCATTCGCACTTTTTCTTTGTGGGTTGTAGCTGCAATGTCTCCATTTTTCAGTCGCGAATCCTGTATTTTCAGATATCGATCAACCCATGCCTTTAATCTGATACCCCGACGTTTTGTTGCTGATGGACTTTCATCAATTTTGCGCATGAAATATTCTGCTTCTGCTGCAGCTATTCGCTGATTGGCTGTTGCAGCGATTTTTTCTGCCTTGACTTTGTCTGTCCCAAGTCCGTGAAATTTTCCAGTCACAGGATTTTTATACTGGTAGTAAACCTTGCCAGTTCTGCGATCAAATTTTTCGTAAAGAGCTGCTACGTCAGTACTGTTTTTTCGTGGCCTCGGTGACATGGGTTAAAATCTCCTTCAGTGCGTCATCATCGCCAGTATGAATTTCCGGCGCAATTCCAGCTTCACCCGGTCCAACAAAGACTGCGCGGCGATCTATTAGCCAGCGACCACGAATTTTTTGTGGTCTTGGTACGATGTATCCAAGTTTTCCGTATTTCACCAGGGTAGTGTTTGTTATTGGGAGACTGAACCGCTTAGGTTTCCACTCGTCGAGCGTAATCAGGTACTGTTCGCTCATGACCATCACTCCGGAACGCGCCAGTTGCAGAATACCAACTACAACCGGCGACGGTTGAACATTAAAAATCAGCCTGACTCGGGATCAGTTTTTGCCAGATAACTGAAACGTATTTTGCCTGGTAACGGGCGTCATCAAGTGCATTATGGCGCTCACCTTCGAATGGAATAGCCGTTCTGGCATCGAAGTCTATGGCTTTCCCCAGCTCAACGATTGTGCGTACATCGCGATCGTTGTAGTAACGCCACGGGCAGGGGATCCCCTGCCGTTCGTATGAACGGCGCAAAATCGTGTTTTCGAAGTTGGCTCCATTTCCCCAGACCTGAACAAAAAATTCACCGGAGTTTTCGTCGATAAATTCCCGCAATTGTAACAGTGCATCATCTAACGGGATTTCATCGGTCATAATGGCAGACTGCGCTTCACGTGATTGCTTCAGCCACCTTTTAATGACGTCACGATCAATGACTCCGCCAGCAGTTTCCAGATCGATAGTCTTACTAAATTCCGGTCCCATATCTCCGGTTTGCGGATCGAAAAATATTGCATCTATTGAGATAATCGGGGCATCAGGATTTTTGCCCATTGTTTCAAGGTCAATCATCAGATGGTGCCACAACCTGCTGGTGGATGTGCTTTTACGATGACCGTTCACCTTAATTAAGGGATTTGCTGTCTCGCCTATTTCATTATTGTCATTGGCATGTTGATCGCCTTCGGTGCACTCCTTGTTCGGGAGTCCGGCACTTTCTATTTCCTCTGGATCTTTTTCCCGGGCTTCATCCTGGCTTTCTTCGTTGAATGTCTCCTGGTAGGTTGCGTCACCCATCACTGCGCCACAATCAGGGCAGTTACCACCACCAGTCTGATTGCATGCGGTACAAACTTTTTCCTCTTCCTGTTGCACGACTGGTTCAGGTTGTTTCGTTTCTGGCTCGTTTTGTAACGCATTTTGGCTGTTTTGTTCCGCTTTTTGGTCGTACTGTTCCGTTTCTGACTGGTTCTGGTGCACAGAATCGCGGGTTTCAATCCCCTTCACCCATTTCGGATCATTCGGGTCGCTAATCCCTTCAACAAATTCACCACGTGATGCAGCGAGCAACTTATTAGCGTCAGGCTGGCTGATACTGGCTGCCTGCATAATTTTGTTTACTTCGTCAGCGGTAACTTTTACCAGGTCTGGTTGTGCGGTCGTGTCAGATGCATCAGTATTTTGTTGTGAACCTGTGTATGTGCCGTTTTTGCGGGCAAAATATTCTTCTTTCGTGATTTCAGTTGCCCCGGCAGCCAGCGCCTTATCCAGACCAGAAAGTTTGTTTGCGCGACCGTATTTTTCGCCATCCTTGTCGGTGAAGAGGAAGTAGAACGGCCCCTCACGCTCTACAGATGGTTCGACTTCCACTTTGCATTCGGTTTTTTCGTTGTCCGGCATTGCCGTTTCCACTGCATCAGCTTCTGGTACTGGCGACGGGAGAGTATTAGTTGTGCTCTGATTTGTTCCTTCATCTTCAAACACGCCCTTTGTAGTCAGGTATTCAGTGATGTATTTGTTCAGCGCCACGGGATCTTTGTGAATGTCGATCGGACGTTCACGGACAAGGCCAAAAATAGTCTGACGGTCATAGCCAAGTGCTTCAGGCTGTTTGCGCATTGATGCCGAGATACGCTTCCAGTCTTCGCGGTCGTTGTCGATAACTTCATTTTTTGCCCAGCGATGGATGCTGCCGTCAATGTTTCCGGCATCCACATCACCAGGCCAGAGAGCGTAGGCCAGTTCGTCATCCAGTGTTTTCCATGTCTGCTTGTATTCGCGATGAATGGCAGCAATGACCGGGCTGATTTTTCCTGTTGAATTTTCAGTGTGCTGTTGATTGGTTCTGGCGCGGGCGAGATCAACAACAGACGTGTATTTTCCTGTTTCCTTGCGTTCACCTTCGCGACGTTTTTTCCAGATGCGCATCTCTGCCTGAATTTCGGGCCATTTGGCACTAGGCTTACATTTATGCTTAACCCACCCGATGGCATGCAGCTTAAGCTCCGGATACATGGCGTTAACTTCTGGCATTTTCATCAACGCTTCAACGATATGTCCGTCGAATGTTGCCATGTCTTCCTGCAACAATTCCTGTGCGCTAATAACCATATCAACGGTGATGTTTTCACATGTGTCGAACTTAACCATGACAGCGTTCTGTACTTCAGGGGCCAGCTTGTCAAAAGTGACGTTCATCGGATCGGATTCAGTCTCAACCGGGACAAAGGAAGCAGACTCCTCATCCCAGCGGTTTTCCTGCATATATTCAGCATCCCATGAATCGAGGGCAGGGCGGGGTATGCCAGGTTTATCCTCGCAGACAATAAATTTATAAGCGCAGTCCTGAGCAGCCGGATAATGTTCCAGGAATTGCCAGTGAAATTTTGCTCGAGCACGGCGTTCGTCGCCAGCTTCAATGGCTGTGGCTACAGCCACAGCGCCTTCTTCCCTTGTTGCCAGTTCGTCAGGAATAGCGGCGCAAATAAAGACTTTACTCATTTTGTTTTAACCTCATTACAGATTTCAGGGTGAACGAATCCCTGCCATTGCTGGCATTTTTAATCCGTTGGTATGGCGTTAATATGGCTGGCGGGTTATCCAGCCGGTATTGCGTTATTCAGGTTCAGCGATACTTTTTTTAACGGGAGGCATTCACCGGGGATTTTTTGTTCGTCCCTTACCTGAATGCAGGATGACTTACTGTCATAAATTCCGGTAATCACATTTTGTGGCTCACCCGTTATAAGAAAAACGGTCATCACCAGTGCAAATGCTGAAGTCACTGCTGTTCTCCGATAATACCAAGTTCAAGAAGGGCAATTCTGGAAAGTATGGAATTATCATTGAGAAGATAAGGTTCATATTTTCTCATCTTAATGGCATCTTCCGTAAACTCCCGGTTACTGAGCAGAACACCAATATCAAAACAACCTTCAGACGTATTAACGTTTGGTAATAACGTTTCCATTATCGCGTCCTCAACAATGAATTTTGTGATGCGGTGCCTGGTGCCTCCAGGTGACGTTAACCAGTTAACAATTAACGCCGGAATACAGAAGGATGCCCGTTACGCCCCGTAAAAGACCACTTTACGGTTTTAACTGTTCCGCGTGCGCATAGCCGCATTCACCGCATCACAAAATTCACTTTAAAAAGGGTGGCAGAGCAGTCACGGAGTAGAACTGATGCCACCAAATACTACACATGGGTATTGTGGCGGGGCTGTCACTTAAGCGTATGGTCAACCTGACGACCCGGTGCATTTTCTGGAGCAATGGAGGAAGCCCCAGCCATACTTACCGCCGCGCCATTTCGCGGACTGCCACAACCGGAAGTGCACGGTCGAAGAAATTTAACGACAAGCCTTATATGCAAAGGAATCTCGCCGTGCGCTTTCGTGTTGTGTGCCTGCTTTTAACCACGTCAGGCGAGGTGGTTTCCGTCATTCCCCAATAACAGGAAATCTGTATAATCTGGATATCCCCAACAACAGGAAGGTGTTTTATATGGTGGTTCAAAAGAATTGTTCAGGTACTGGTAAGCCTGCGGACAGGGCGGACATTCCGAATACCAGGAAACATATACCTGAGAAAAACATTCGACCAAAACCATCTCCAGCTCCTTCAGAGGAGAGGGGGAACAGCAACAATCAAACAAGCAGGTGATGATATATGGACCGGGATGATATTCTTGACAGGGTTTTATATGGTTATTTTCTTGAACAACTATTCTCTGTAGCGACTGGTCGTCTCGATAAACTTTTCTCAGTGGTGAGTATTATCCTCGGTTCATCTGTCATTGGTGGATTTATTCCTGAAGTTTCTGGAGTTCTCATCGTTGTGATAGCAACCGTTCAAACGATTTACGGATTCGGACAAAAGTCAGGTAACGCAATGAGAAAATCCGCAGAATATCTGCAGCTTTATGATGATGCAGAAAAATATTCCGATTCGGAATTGAAAATGCAGTTAAAGCTCCTGGAAAAAACAGATGATAATATTTGGTCGTCGCTTAAAGATATCGCAATCTTAAAAACCCAGATCAAAATAGGAATCTCCGTAGAACAACAAGAGAAACTGTCTGCAAAATCCAAATTGATGCGATTCCTTTGTGGTTAGGAATACCCAGATTGTTAAAGAGCATGCCGAATGCTTACCCGTGTCCGGCGAACGTATTCCACTTCGCCTGTGGAGAACTCTTTAATTACTAACCTTCATCAGTCAGAGTTTCTTGCTAACCAGCGATGCGCGCCAGCTTCAGTTTTAAACGTTTTGCTTCTGGTATACGTCATCGCGGTAAACGTGCCGTCCTGGTTAGGGAACACACCACATACCAGAGATTCGTTGTTGCCAAGATTGAGCATATCCATGTTGACCTCATTTCCCCTTAACGCCGGGTCGCGGAACTAAAAACCTGCTGCGCTGTTATACAAAGTGTTCCCGCCGTCATGTTCATACGCCTCGGGCTGGCTACTTAACCCCTGACCACTGCCGGGTAACTCTAGGTATTGCCTGGCGTTCTGTGGGACGGGGTGGTGAAGTTAGTTTATACAAAAATAAACTAAACAGCCAATATGTAACTTAACGCTTTGGCGTAAATAACCCCCTTTTGAGAGGGGGCTTTGCTTCGGGGGATTAAGGTGTTACAGGGAACTGTCGGCGGGCGTGAACTACGTTAACAATTTCAATGCCTGAAATTGTCACGCGGTACAGTATTATGTAATTGGGGTGGGCTACAATTTCACGTAAACCGGGTACTCTGTCGCTTGGCGGGTATAAATACGGATGCTCAGATAATGGCAGAACGCAAGTCCTTAAGCGTTTCCACAAACGTTCTGCCGCATCTATGTCAAAACGTGCAATATAGCTGGTTATCTCATCTAGGTCGGTATCTGCGCTTTCAAGCCATAACACGGGTAACATTTACTGTTTGCTCCGTTCCTTGCGCATTTTTGCAAAGCGTTCTGCCATTCTGCGTTCAACTTCGTCATGAGGAATAGCTGGACGTGGATCAGCTAGGCTCGCGGCCACTTTTGCACGCAACCATTGGTTATAACTATTTTCTTGCTCGACGGTTTCAAATTCAGAAACCATTGGTGAAAGGGCTGTGTTCATATGGTGAACCTCATCTTGTAAGTGCTGGTAAATCGGCCTAGGTAACTTTCTGTTGTGCTTCTAGCCACCTTGCAACTATACGATCCATTGCCTCTTTTTTCTCCTTCATATCTTTTAGCATTTGCTGTTGATCTTCCTCTGGAAATGCGTCAAATGTTTGAAGTAGTTCTTTTTGCCTAGGGGTTATTTTTAATATACCCTGTGCCCTGTCTTTTTTTCTTCATTTAATGGTAAGAAAAACCAATACTGAGGAAATCCCGTTACTTCAGATAGTTTATCTAGATTAGCTGCTGTAGGGCTTGAGATACCACAAACCCACCTTTGGACGGATTGTTGAGCAATACCAATTCTGCGCGCAAGTTCTGCTTGACTCCAGCCTTTTGTCAATAGAAGCATCTTAATTCTAAGAGCACTAATTTCTAGTACGCCCATTTGATATCTCTTGTTTTAGTATGTCTCTCGTCAGGCTCGGCGACCTTGCTGCGCCAACCAACGTGCAACAAGATCTTCCATTGCCTCTTTTTGTTTCTTAGTTCTTTTATGATCTCCTGCTGCTCATTATCAGGAAATGCACTAAATATTTGTAGCAATTCCAATTGGTTAGGGGTTAATGCTATAGGTCTTGATGGCGGAGCTCCTGTTATGTCTTCTGGCTCAATATCAAGATAACCCCCTGGCATCCCATATGTTTGTTCAATACGTCTAGCCGCCTTTTCGCCAAACGTAGCTTTACCGCTCATTAATTGAGATAAGTAACTTTTCTCTTTAGGTGGCAAAGTCCTGTCTTTGAACCACTCTTTGAGGCGTAAACGCCGAATCTCTTTTGTTTCCATATACACATTATCTTTAGTAATTGCAAAATAAGCAAATGCTTGACTAGTTTGTTTAGTTGTGTATAAACTTTATGTGTTCTAAATGTGCAGAGATAAAAGTTATGACGTTAAAGGAATTCATCAAATCATTAAAAACTGGAGAAGCCAAAAAATTTGCGGCCAACCTTGGTGTGTCTCCGTCCTTCTTATCCCAAATGGCATCTGGAAATTCACCTGTGTCTCCTGTTCGTGCGTTGATGATAGAAGCTGAAACAGGAGGACATGTTACAAGACGAGAGTTGAGGCCTAATGACTGGGAGCTTATATGGCCTGAATACACTGGAAGCACGCCTCCTTCACGTCACAAATATGAACTTAACTCCAAAAAGCTGATGGGGGGGTGATTCATGAAAATCAAGCATGAGCACATCCGTATGGCGATGAATGCGTGGCTGCTTTATCCGAGAGTGGGGCGCAAAAAAATCGCTGATGATATAGCAACAGCATATTTTGAGCTTGAAATGACTTATCCACCAATGCATGACACCTCTACGACAGAGGGTATTGGATTGAACATACAAAATATTTTTCGCTGGCTTGAAAAGGATACGCCTGATGCTGTTGAAAAAATTCAGGCACTAATTCCGGCGATCCTGACTGTTCTTCCGCGTGAACTGCGTTATCACCTCAGTATTTTTGACACTGTTGAGCGCCGTGCATTACTGGCGGCGCAGGAAGCGTTGAGCACGGCAATTGATGCACATGATGATGCAGTCCAGGCCGTTTACCGGAAAGCGTATTTCAGCGACGGCGGGTCATCCGGCGAGTCTGTTGTGGTGCATTGATATTTATGCCAGACCCCTGCTGATTCTGTTGATTGGGGAATCACAGAATATCACCAGAGGATGGTTCGTCACAAGATGAGGCAATTATGGCCGCATTACCATACATGCAACTGTACATAGCTGATTACCTGGCTGACACCATGCATTTGTCTGCAGAGGAGCACGGCGCGTATTTGTTGCTGATGTTTAATTACTGGCAAACAGGGAAACCAATACCTAAAAACAGGCTGGCAAAAATTGCCCGTCTGACTAACGAGCGATGGGCTGATGTTGAACCATCCTTGCGGGAGTTTTTTTGCGATAACGGCGATGAATGGGTGCATCTTCGGATTGAGGAAGATCTGGCATCAGTCAGGGAAAAATTAACCAAAAAATCAGCCGCCGGAAAAGCATCTGTTCAGGCCAGAAGAAGCAGAAAGGAAGCATATGTTCAAACAAAACAAGAGAGAGATTTAACAGGTGTTCAAACAAATGTTGGTGTTGTGTTTGAACATGACGCAAACACAAAAGCAACTAATAAAGATACAGATCTAAAAGAATTAAACCCCACACATAACGTGCGTGAGCGCGAGAGTATTCCGACCAGTGAGTTGCATGGTGCGCCGTTGCAGACAGCCGAACCTGAATACCTGGACGGCCTGAGCGAACCGATCGGGAAATTTTCGATGACCACTGTCTGGCAGCCGTCGCCGGATTTTCGACAACGGGCAGCAGTGTGGGGTATGGCTCTGCCTGAGCCGGAATTTACACCTGCTGAACTTGCCGCCTTCAGGGACTACTGGGCAGCTGAGGGGAAAGTTTTTACGCAGGTTCAGTGGGAGCAGAAATTCGCCCGTCACGTAAATCACGTCAGGGCGCAGGTTAAACCAGTCAGCAAGGGGGTGCGTCATGCAGCAGCACCAGGTGGCACCGCATCACGGGCAGTTCGGGAAATTCGGGCAGCACGTGAGCAGTGGGAACGTGAAAACGGATTTGTCAGCGACGGAAACGGCGTGGAAGCTGTGGGAGCTCATGGGGGAGGTTTATTCAAACCGCTGGACTCAGAAGAACGGGGCCGCACCTTCGAAGCTCTGGATTGCCCAGATTGGCGCGATGACTGAACAGCAAATCAGGCTGGTCTGCCGTCAGTGCATGGACCGCTGCCGGGCGGGTGAAACGTGGCCCCCGGACCTGGCTGAGTTTGTTGCGCTGATTTCGGAGAGTGGGGCAAATCCATTTGGTCTTACGGTGGATGCCGTGATGGAAGAGTACCGGCGCTGGCGCAATGAATCCTGGCGGTACGACGGGAGTGATAAATACCCGTGGCCACAGCCTGTGCTGTACCACATTTGCCTCGAGATGCGCACCAGAGGGATTGAACGTCAGATGACTGAAAGTGAGCTGAAACGACTTGCAGAACGACTGTTGACCAAATGGGCAAAGAATGTTGGTAACGGCATGAGTGTTCCGCCAGTGCGACGACAACTGGAAGGGCCAAAACACCCGCCAGGGCCAACGCCAATTGAGTTACTGAAACAGGAATATGAGCGCCGGAAAGCGGCTGGTTTTGTCTGAATTTGAGAAATGATTTTGTCGGAGGAAATTTTAATGGAAACCGTTTTTGACGCACTGAAAGCACTGAAAAGAGCCTCTTCACAGGAGGTGTCGGCCCGCCTTGGAATCAGCCGCGAAGATGCTGTCAACGAGCTGTGGAAGCTGAAACGCCGTGGTGAAGCAGATAACAAGGGGTCGATGTGGTGGCTGACGATTGAGGCAACTGAAATGGTCACAAAAACCACTGCGGAGATGCTGATTAACTCAATTGAACAGCATGGTCCTCAGTCGGCTGACGAACTGGCGTTAATGTTCGGGATTACCTCCCGCCGGGCGAATTCAACGCTGGCAATGGCAATAAGCAAAGGTCGTCTGATTCGAGTAAATCAGAACGGTAAATTTCGTTACTGCCTGTCGGGCGATAATTTACCAGCAGAGCCGAAAGCTGCATCGGTAACGGAAACTGCTGGTAAAGCCTTTCCTCAGACAGCAGGTGTTGCGTTACCAGTCCGGGAAGCGGAAACACAGGAAGAAATTAAAACTGAAAGTGTGGCGGTCACAGTGCAGTCACAGCCGTCGTTCACCAGAAAGCATCCGGATAGTCTGATTTTACCATCGCTGCATGTGGCTAACCGCGAACTGCGCCGGGCAAAAGGTCAGGTTCAGAAGTGGGAGCGAGTCTGTGCTGCGCTGCGTGAGCTGAACAAGCACCAGGATATTGTTCGACAGATTGTCGATTCCTCCAGTCGTATTGTGTCGGAAAAGTGATTGCCGGAGGTACTTATGGCAAGAGTATTTACACAGGAAGAGCGGGAAGAAGTGAAGGCGCGCATTGTGGAATTCGTGCGCCTGAGCGGACGAGAAACTTTTCGACAACTGGCAGATAAAACGGGTGTCAGTAAGACCGCTATTCGTCGTTTACCCAATCAAAAGCAGGGGTGA